AAGAACCAGTAATAATTAATTTTAATGGAGTTGAATATAGAGCTTCTGATCTAAACGAAGATCAGCTAGGTTTAGCAGCTAAATTAAATGTTGCTGGAAAAAAACTAGCTAGACTGCAAGATGCTTATGATGATTATGTAATAACTAATGAATATAAAAACTTAGTTATTGAATCTTTTGATAAAGCTATAAATGCAGTTGAAGAAGTTGAGGTTGTAGAGGAAGAATAATGACTACGCGTAAGACCGCACAAACAGTACATACAGAATTAAAAATTCACGAAAAAATGTGCATGGAAAGATGGCATACAATCTTTAAAAAAACTGATGCTTTACAGACAACAGTTGATAGCATGAAGATATGGCTTCTTGGCGGTCTTACAACAATCGTTGGTTCTCTTATCACCCTGATAGTAAAAACATCAATCTAAATGCTAGATAAACTTATTGAACCTGTTAGTCAGATTTTAGACAAACTGGTTGCGGATAAAGATTTAAAAGTAAAATTACAACACGAACTAAACCAAGAGCTACATAAAGCAAATATGGCTCAAATAGAGGTTAATCGTGAACAGGCTAAACATTCATCAATTTTTGTATCAGGAGCAAGACCAGCTATTATGTGGGTGGCTTGTTTGGGGTTATTTTGGAGCTTCTTTTTAGCGCCATTATTAAATTGGTTTATTGTTATTAGCGGATCAGATGTACCATTACCTGAAATACAAACAGAAGGATTATTAACATTAACACTATCATTGCTTGGATTAGGCGGTATGCGATCTTTAGAAAAGATCAACCACGTTGCAAGGAACAGCTTAAAAAACTAATGGAAGAACAAATAAAAGAAATGTTAATCAGGCATGAGGGCTTGGTTTGTAATGTCTATAAATGCACCGCTAATCCGCCTAGAGATACAATAGGAGTGGGTAGAAATTTAAACGATGTAGGCATATCTGAAGAAGAAGCCTTATATTTATTAGACAATGATATTAAAAGGGTGCATGAAGAATTAGATAAGAGCTGGGGAGTTTGGAGAACCTTCCCTGAGCAAGCAAGAATGGTCTGCATAGATTGTTGTTTCCAAATGGGAATTACTGGCTGGATGGATTTTAGAAGAACAAGAGCCTTAATGGAGATGGGATGTTGGTTGGAAGCGTCAGAAGAAATTTTAGATTCTAAATATTATAGTCAAACACCTAACAGAGCTTTATATAACTCAAGGCAGTTAGCTTTATGCCATCAAAAAGCAATGAGCAACAAAATCAAGCGAAGCGTCTAGGAATATTAGGCGAAACTTTAGTTCAAGCATTTCTGCTAGAACATGCAGACTTCTGTTATCCAACGTGCGACTCACACCCTGCTGATTTAATTTTGGAGATGGGAAATGCATTATATAAAGTCCAAGTCAAAGCAAGAAACCCAAGCAAAGAGGGTAAGTTTACTTTTCCTATTGAAGCTTATAGAAAAGTATCAAAGACTCACGCCAATTATCATTGTGAGTTGCTTGCTTTTGTATTCCTTCCCAGCAAACGAATTTACTTCAAAGCAAATACCGCCAGCCAACAATATTACATCTACTCACAAAAACATATCAAAAAAGATATGGAGATAACTTCCTTCCAAGAAGCACTAAACCAACTATCCTCAATCCCTGTAATCAATAGCTTGTTAGATTAATTTATAAATTTATTTGCATTTATATATATCTTTTGATATATTAGGAGAATGTTAAATAAAATTAAGGAGTTAAATAACATGAAATTATATAAAAACGAAGGAATTACATATAGAGGTCAGGCTACTCAAGACTTATATCTAATTAAAAAAGATTTTTATGGTTGGACTTTACATCTTATAGATTACGTCGCAGGCAATGTGATTGGTATTGAAAGCATGATGCAGCTTAAGAAAGATGCTATCAATGAAATTGAAAAGATTGAAAATGAATATAAGCAATCGCCTAAATATATTGCTTGCTTATTAGATTCAGGACTTATCGATCAAGACGAACACGATAAAAAATTAGAGCTTGCAAAGATGGGGGTTAAATAATGGAATATGAATTTTATATAAATACCAAATCAGGTGATGATGTTTGGCATTGGGATTTAAAAGATACAGATAAAGTTAATTCTGATATCAAGGATAATATACATGACGACACCTTTAGCGTTGAAGTTAATTGTTTTCATGGCAAGTATGGTGATGAAGGTATGACACAAATTGAGGTTTACCCTACAGACAACAGCAATCAGTTACCTAAATACATACAAAAATATACTGATAAAGTTATAAAGGGAGTTAAATAACATGAGAAAGCAAAAACATGCATCTAAAAAAGATTACAAGGTTTTAAATTATAAGGGGTTTGATTATTCAAGAAGATGGATGCACTCTAGTCATACAAATCAACTAGGCGGTATGCAGTATTCTATGGATGTTCCTAAAGCAATTTCTAAAAATAGTTTTATAAGAGGCTTGGGTGATTGTGCTACATGGACTCGCGAACAGTGGTCTGTTGAAAACTTGTTTAATTATTTTGATACTGCAAAAGAAATGAAAGAAGCTGTTGATAGATTTATTGAATACAACCATGAAACATATTCAGAAATATCAAGAGAGGTAAGCAATGAATACTAGATACACACTACAAGTACAACTACCCAGCATAGGTTGGGTGGTTGCTATTAAAACTAGCGACCTATTTTATATGGCTAGCAAAAGAGCTAGATTAATTAAGCAAGGTCATACAGTTAAATTAACTAAAACTAGAGGGAGTAAGTAATGAATGAAATAACATTAAACCTAGTAGGTGGTGGTCAGCTTAAATTACCCAAAAGAATGATAAGAGGATATTACAAAGATTTTCTTAATAGCGGTATTAAAGTTCAGGTAGCTGATCCTGATAAAGAATATGAGGTTAGAGAGTCTTTAATAGAGATTCAATATCTCATGGATCAGAGGAGATAAGCATGAATAAAGTAATAGGCAAGATAACCAATGATGATATGGCTACACATTCATTAGTACCATATTTATTTGATGAAGGGCATTTTAAGACTAAGCAAGAGGTTTTAGATCAATGTATAAGGGCAAAACATGGGGAAAATGTAAGATCACCACAAACGCTTAGACAGCGTACAGGAGATGTTTTAGAAAATCCTTTAATAATAGAAGTAGCTAAAAGATTAGGACTTAGCGATGTTCAGGTTGAAGTTACTGAAAAGGTAGTGCATCCATTCTTACCATTAGAAGGATCATTAGATGGTATTGGTTATGCAGATAATCTTTTAATTAAGCCTAATGTAGAAAATGGTATTTATACTATTGGTTCTTCTGAAATATTGCTTAATGGCAGGATGCCAATAGAAGTTAAATGCTCTAGCCAGTTTCCTACAGATGAACCGCCTAACTGGTTAGGTGTAATGCAGTTAAAAGCAGCCATGTCTACGCTACAAGCTAATGCAGGAATACTTATAATTTTGTATCAATCGACTGATCTAAGGGTTTACCTATATCAAAAGGATTATGATTTTGAGGAGCAATTAACTGAAAAGGTAATTGATTTTGATAGAAGGATTAAAGAAGAAGAATACTTTACACCGCAAATAACTAGGGATGCTTATGTTAAACACCCTGAGGCTATCCCTGATGAAGTTAAGATATTGCCTGAAGGTACTGATACTTATATCAATCAATTACTTACCACTAAAGACATGATTAAAAAGCTACAGGTAACAGCAGATGCTCTACAAGCTCAGATAATGGATCAGATGGGTAATGCTTCAGAAGGTAGAATTGGTGAGCATGTGGTGCATTGGAAGATGCGAAACTTTAAAGCGCAAGCTGAAAAGATAGTGCCAGCTAAAGATGCTTATGAAATTAGAAGTAAGACTTTGACGATTAAAAAGGGCAAGTGAGGTAATGAGAGTATTTAGGTTTATGGAGAGTTTACCTTTTGCCCTTACTAAGAGTATAAGGGTTTTTACTGGTTGAACAATAAAGTCTTTGCTTTATTATAAAATTAATTTTAATATAAATATGGAGAGTAATTATGGATGAAAAAAACAAAAAAGCACTTTGGATATCAGAGGAGCTACACAAAGAAGTAAAAGTATTTGCGGTCATTAACAATATGACTATTGAATCTGCAACTCAGTATCTTTTAAAGCTGGGTATATGTTCGCATGAGTTAGAGAAGAATAATGGCACAAAATAAAGCAGCAGTAGAAAAAAGAAGATTAGAGCTAAAAGCTGAAAGATTAGATCAAGAGATTAAATATATCTATATGCAAAAGGAATTAGATAGTTCTTATATGCAAATTGGTTATAAAAGCGGTAGAAAAGTAACAAGCACAACCACTTACAATGCCAATTAATAGCAGAACTAAAGGTGCTAGTTTTGAAAGGTTAATAGTCAGCAAAATTAATACTTATCTTGAATCTAAGAATGAGGACACAAGGGTTACTAGGAATTTAGATCAAGCGTTTATGAAAGGGTTAGCTGATATCTATTGGGGTAACATAGCCATTGAATGTAAAAGATATGGCAAAGGTAGTGGCAATATGTACAAACCCGCTTGGTGGGATCAGGTGGTTAGTAGTGCTGGTGATAAGTTTGTGCCATTGCTGATTTATAAGTTTGATAGAAATAAGATTATGTGTGTAATCCCTTTATATTTGTTAAGTGATAATGAGAAACCAAACTGGCAAAGTGCTTATATGTGTCCGCTATCTGATGTTTGCGAAAGATTAGGTGAAGTGGTTAAAAGGGCTAATGGATATAAATAGTTTTATTTATGAAGAAGATTTTGAGAATTTTTGTAGGAGTTCCTACGAGAAAGTCTGCATTGTTTGCGATGTTTTAGGCATTGTAAATGATGAGGACTATTATAGTTTCAAGGAAAGATGTTATCAAAGACTTGAGACTGATTATATGAACAGTATTGATAAAACAATACATTAATGGAGAGTATTTATGGATATATTAGGTGGCATGAGTAATGCTAATGAAGGGCAGCAAGTTTATCTTGCTTTTAAAACAGCAGATCAAAAATTCTTTGTGAATGGTGAAACGCCAATAGAGTTTCAATATCTGCAACTTGATCCAGCTACATTTAGAAGTGGTTGGGGAGCTTATAGAGCAGCTTCAGGTTTTGATTTCCAATGGGATAAAAAATTTGGCGTAGTAGATAATAAGCCTGATGATGATTACAGGAGAGCTTTTTCAGCTTGGGTATTACCACAAGGACATGCCCACCCTTTGTTGTGGCAAAGGTTTACTTATGCTGAATCAAGTGCTTTTAATAGCATACTTGGTACGTTTTGGAATGAAAAAGATGCCAATGCTGGATTAATGCCAGTAGTTAAATATGTTGGTTCTAAAGCTATTCAAGTTGGAATGGGTAAAAGCTCAGAATTAACATTTGAGTTTGCTAAATTTGCTGCAAGGGCGAATGAGTTTGTGCTGCCTGACTGGGTGGATAACGATGGTACTTCTAACAAAGATCAGGATACTGGCAACGGTAGTGTTTCTGAAGAAGATATACCGTTTTAAATGCAGCAAGTAGATTGGCAAAGAATAGCGCCTGAGGTTGCAAAACAACTATTAGGCAATCCCAGCAGTACCTCATCTAATGAATTTAGGTGGGGTACTAAGGGTTCATTAACATTAAATCTTGAAAGCGCTACTTGGTATGATTTCGAAAATGATGTGGGTGGTGGCATCATAGATTTAATAAAGCATCTTAATCAAGATGTTAATACAGTTTTAAAACAGTTTGGTTATGACTTGGCATTGACTTCAAATGACTCCTTAATCAGTGGCTTCACACTACCCCAAAAAAGTGAAGCCAAAAGCAATGCTAAGTCATTCTCTAGGGATCAAATGGTTGATCTTTATAAGCAGGCGGTAATTAAGGTTAAATATACATATAACTTTATGGTTCTCAGGTTTCCTGAAGGGCATTACATAAAGCAGAAATATGCACCATTTAGCCTTAATATGGATGGGAGTTGGTCTATGAAGCGACCTGAAGGCTTACTACCTATTTATTTTACAGATAAGCACAAAGACAAGCCTATTATTATCAACGAAGGTGAAAAGGCTATGCGCGGTTGTGAGGCTATTTACGATGGTGATTCTTGTACTTGGCACGGTGGGGTAAATGCTTGGGAAAAGGCAGATTGGAGTCCTATATTTGGTAGAGAGGTTTGGATATTTCCTGATAATGATGAAGCTGGTAAAAAGGTGGCTCAAGATATATCAGGATATCTAAAGAAGAATGGCTGTAAGGTAAAAGTGGCTGAACCGCCTAAAGAGTTTAATGAAAAAGATGATTTATATGATGCATTTGTTAGAGGTGATTTTAAGGAGTCTAAAGATTTAGAGAAGTACATAAATAGTTGTGTAGAAAAGAAGCCGAAGGGATCAATAACATTTACAAGAGCAGATGAAGTATTAAAGCAGGTAGATAATCCTGAATGGCTAATAAAAGATGTTTGTGAAAAGGAGTCTTTAATGTGCATATTTGGTGCGCCTAAGAGTGGTAAATCATTTATAGCTATTGCTATGGCTGCTGCTATTGCTAAAGGTGAGAAGTTTTATGGCAATCAATCTTTTGCTAAACCTGTTATGTATGTATGTGGTGAAGGGCAAAGAGGTGTTAAAAGAAGATTAGCGGCTTGGCAGCAGGGAATGTTTAATCTAACTGGAGTACCTTTATACCTATCTGATAGAGCTGTAAGGGTTAATGATGATGATGATTTTAAAAAGTTAGTAGAAGAAATAGATGCTTTACGGACTCAGGTTGGTGAGATTGGCATGATAGTCATTGATACTTTTCAGCGTAATTTTGTTGGAAATGAGAATAGTGCTGAAGATGTGGGTAACTTTATAAACAAATTAGATGGTCTAATATCAGAATATAAATGTTGTGTATGCTTGGTTCATCATACTGGTCATGGTAATAATAATAGAGGTCGTGGCTCAAGTGTTATGGGTGCATCATTAGATTATGAATTTAAGGTAGCTAGAGATAATAAGGCTATAGGTGATTCATTAGAAGAAAAGATGTTTGTATCATTTGAGCAGACATTAAATAAAGATGGTCAGGGAATGGAAGCTAAGTCATTTGTATTTAAAGAAGTAGAGATTAAAGGTGAGGGATTAAATCTAACTTCAGGATTCTTAGAATTAACTGATATAGATTTTAAAACTAAGAAAAAAGATACATTACCCATGATGCAAGACAGAACATTAAATGCCTTAGAAACTATTGCATATATCAAAGATAAACAAAATCCAGCAGATCAATTTATGCAACCTAGTGATTTAGAGGGTTATGTAAAAAATAAAGCTGGCAATCCTATAAATGCAAATGGCATTGGTAAACATTTAGAGGCTCTGAATGAAAAAGGTCATGCATATAATCATGCAAAGTTTGGTTGGCAGCATATAAAGTTTAAAAATTATCAACCTGAGTTTGAGGATAGGTTCGAATGAGAAGGAAGTTTGAAGGAAGTTTAGAAGGAAGTTTGAAGGAAGTTTAGGCTAAAAATGAATAATTATGAAGGAAGGAAGGGAAGGAAGTATGTAATACTTCCCTTACTTCCTACTAAATCATCAAGGAAGCTATGAAAAGTTATATAGAAGAATCTTTAGAAGATAAATTAAAAAAACTAAGAACTTATGAATCTGAGTTATATGAAAAGTGGGGTAACAGAAAACGTATCTTTAAAATGACTGGTGTTAATTTTGAGATTAAATTCTGTAGAGCTGAGATGATGTTTAAGGAATCTTTACAAAAAGATAACGCTAAAAAGAAAATGCAAATGTTAGAAATGATGGAAAGAGCATTGGAGCATTTAAATATAGAATGTGAAAAAAGTGGTTATCATATAATTCAGCCTAGTTATAAGTGTTTTTCTTTTCAAGATAAAATTGCTATGGTTTGCAATACGGATGATCAAATGCCATTAATGAGAAAAATATATAAAGATGAAGATGATGTAATGTTTTTTAGTATAGAAGAATTATTTAGATGTATACCTAAAGATGTTATGGAGCTTAGAGCAAGATTATCTAAATTATCTAAAGATGTTAGTTTTAAGAGTATTGAATATAAATGAGTAGACCTAAATACGAATCTACAAAAGACCTAGATAATGAAAAATATGTAGCGAGCCTTTTTGAAAAGGTGTGGAATTGTAAATTTATAAAATTAAATCCTACAAAGTGGATTGTAGATTTTCTTATTCAAAAAGATGATAAATATAGTTGGTGTGAGGTTAAGAAATTCAATGCAAACTTTGGCAAATACGTTTTTATGATTTCCTATAAAAAAATTGAAGCTGCAAAAATTTTAAGCGAAACTTCAGGTTATAAATTTATAATTATTTTTAATTGCAATGATTGTGTTTGTTATCATGTTTGGGATTTTGAGAAAAAATATAAATTTGAATATGGTGGTAGAACCATGACCACTAGAGATTCTATGGATATAGAACCTGTTTTTAGAATTAATCCAAGTGATTGCATAAGGATTGATAACAATGTCTGATTTTGATGGTGGCAAAGGATCAAAGCGCAGACCTGAAGATAAAAAACAAGTAGATGCAAATTGGGACTTAATATTTAACAAAAAGAAAAAAGGAAAGAAGGATGCCAGCAAAACTAAAACCAAGTCAAAAGATAAGAAATAAAGCTACAGGCAAACATACTACTGAGCATTTTTATCTTAAACGTATGAGTATTGATGCGCTAAATAAATATATAGATGCATCTAACAGTAAACCAAAAACTATGCAGAAGTGTAGGAATGAATTAGTAAGGAGAAATAAATTGTAAGAATGTATGAATGTTGGACTAAATTAATAGATAGACTACTTGAGTGGTCATTTCAAAGAACTGCAAATAAGTTATCAAGGAGAAATAAATGAGTAAAGATATGGTAAACAAACCACCACATTACAATGAAGGTGGTGTTGAATGTATTGATTATATTAAACAGCAATTAGGTAAAGACTTTCCTGCATACTTAGAAGGATCAGCAGTTAAATACTTGCACCGCCACAAATACAAAGACGCTAATATACAAGACTTAGAGAAGTGTGTTTGGTATATTAATAGACTAATAGAACACTATAAGAGCTTGTAATATGAAAATAGATAAAGAAAAACTAAAGAAACAAATAAGGGCTGGTAAGTCTAGCCATGATGTAGCTATGTCTTATGGCGTTGCACCTAGCACTATAAGAAGAAAAGCTGCTGAACTGGGGTTAAGGTTTAAGGGTAAGTCTTACTGGAGAAAAGGATGAGGATAGATATTAAATCAAATATTAAAGAAGTAACTAAGGGTATGAGTTCTATACAGAAGCAGCAAATACCTTTTGCTACCATGCTTGCGCTTAATGATACAGCCTTTAATCTACAAAAAGTTTACAAGGTACAAACAAAACAAAAATTTACTAATGCCACAAAGCACACACAAACAGGCTTCATGGTTGAAAAAGCTAAAAAGAATAACCTTACCGCTACTGTATTTGTTAGTAAGAAGCGCGAAGATTATATGAAGCTACAGGTTGATGGTGGAATCAGGACACCCAAGAATAGTGCAATAGTTATCGCTAATAAAAATAACTCAGGAGGTATCGCTAAGTTTCCTTCAGGTAATATTAATAAAGGCGCAATGAATAAATTAAAAAGAAATAAGAAAAAATATTTCTTTGGCGTGCCTAAAGGCAATCAGGGTAGCGAAGGTATATGGGAAAGATATGGTAGAGAATCTGCTGGAAGTTCTGCTGGTCATAGAATAAGACAGGTGGCTAAACTAACTAAGCAAGGTAAATACAGAGCTAAATATCCATTTGAATCTATTGGTAATGGCGTGGCGTTTTCAAGATCAAAAGGCTTTGATAGCGCATTTGCAAAGAGGTTAAGACAAGCCTTAAAGACTGCCAAATGAAAATCGTAGGTTCTTCTGCGCAAGCTGTTATGGGTAATTGGACAGCTCAATCTTTTCTTAGATACAGCCTTCTTTCAATCAGGTAATTTACAAACTAAATGGCTACACAAAGAGAACTAGCTGATCACCTTGATTTAAGCGTAAAACGTATCTCAGAGCTAATAAGGGATGGTATTTTGCCTTCTAAGATGGGTAGGAGTCCTTTAAATATAGATGTTTGCAGAATAGCTTACATTTCTTACCTCAGAAAACTGGGTGGCTATAACAAACGTAGTGGATCAGGCGATCTTGCAGAAGAAAAGACAAAACTAACAGCAGCTCAAGCTAGAAAAGCAGAATTAGAAGTTGAAGAAATAGAAGGCAACCTAATACCATCTCAATTAGTTGAAGATACTTGGGTTTCTTATGTGTCCAATGTAAGGGCAAAGCTATTAGGACTACCAAGCAGAATAGCACATCAAGTTATAACAGTTGATAAATACCACGAAGCAGAATTAATAATAAAAGAACAAGTGCATGATGCGCTTAACGAGTTAGCAGAAGATGGAATACCACCAAAATATAGAAAAGCTGATGCAGAACTTGAGGAACACTTGGATACCACCCAAGAATCTCAAGATATCTGATTGGGCGGATCACTACAGAAAACTATCTCCTGAATCTTCAGCAGAAGCAGGTCAATGGCGCACTGATAGAGCAGAGTATCAGCGTGAGATTATGGATGCCTTCAACGATCCTGATATACAAAGAATTATCTTTATGAAATCTGCGCAAGTTGGTGCTACTGAAATATTACTAAATGTTATTGGTTATTATATAGATCAAGACCCATCCCCAATGCTTATCATGCAACCAACACTACAGATGGCTCAAGCCTTTTCTAAAGATAGACTTGCCATGATGATTAGGGATTCTGAAAAGATTAGAGATTGTGTTAAAGATGCTAGAAGCAGAGATAGCAATAATACAGTTTTATCTAAGAAGTTTGCTGGCGGTAACTTAAATATAGTTGGTTCTAATAGTGCAAGCGGATTAAGTTCACGACCTATAAGATTAGTCTTAGCAGATGAGGTCGATCGCTACGAAGCATCAGCTGGAGCTGAGGGCGATCCAATATCACTAGCCACCAAAAGAACTACTACCTTTTGGAATAAAAAGATTTATATGTGTTCAACACCAACAATAAAAGGGCTATCAAGAATAGAAACTGCTTTTGAAGAATCAGATAAACGCTACTACCATGTGCCATGCCCTGAATGTAATGTTAAGCAAGTTTTAAAATGGAAGAATGTTGTATGGGAAGAAGATAAACCTGAATCAGCTAATTATGCTTGCGGTGAATGTGGAGCAGTTATTAATGAAGCTAAAAAACAATGGATGCTCAAGCATGGCGAGTGGATAGCTTCAGCCACTAAATCAGATACAGCAGGATTTCATATATCAGAATTATATTCTGTTTGGTCTACTTGGGCGGATATGGCTAAATCATTTCTTGAAGCTAAAAAGAATCCTGAAATGTTAAAAACTTGGATTAATACGTCACTGGGCGAATCTTGGGAAGAACAGGGAGAGTCTGTTGAGTATGAAACTTTATTGGCTAGAAGATTAAATTATGATTACACAACTATTCCTGAAGATGTTTTAGTTTTAACTGCTGGTGTTGATACACAAAAAGATCGTCTTGAGCTTCAGTTAGTTGGATGGGGTAAGAATTATGAGGCATGGGTTTGTGATTACAAGATATTTTGGGGTGATCCCAATGCTATAAATGTTTGGAATGATTTAGATGCTTATTTAAAGAAAAGATTTAAAACTGAATCTGAAAGATTAATGCCTATATCCTGTTGTACTATCGATAGTGGTGGGCATCATACAAACCAAGTTTACCAATTTACCAAACCAAGACAAGCTAGAAGAATATTTGCAGTTAAAGGTTTATCAGTAGCAGGCAAACCAATAGCAAATAGACCTAGTTATGTTGGTAAGAATAAAGCAGCCCTTTATGGTGTTGGTACTGATAGTGCTAAAGAAGCTATCTTTGCTAGATTATCAACTGAACCTGATAAAACTACGCTACATTTTTGCAGCGATGTAGATGAAGAATACTTTAAACAGCTTACAGCAGAGAAAAGGATCACTAAATTTGTTAGAGGTAGAAAGACGCTTGCTTGGAAGCAAATAAGACCAAGAAACGAAGCATTAGATACATTGGTATATAACTTTGCAGCTATCTATATCCTCAACCCCAACTTTGATACCATTGAGCATAGAATACTTACACAAGAATCTAAACCAAGAGAAAAACCACAAAACAAACCACAAAAGGGCATAAATCGCGGTAATTTTGCTACTTCTTGGAAATAAAGGCACTTTTTTTCATATTTTTCCACCTATTTATATATTTTTATATATAATGTACAGTATGTTAAACAAAAAGGAGTTAAATAACATGAATAAAGAAT